GAAGGAACTTGGTCTATGTGGGTAGCATTACTCAACTGGAACGAGGAAACTGAGGAGTATGATTTTCAACAACAGTTTGAGATTCCAATGATAAGAGTGGAGGCACCAGATGAGCAATCATAAACCAGATGCAGCATCCCCTGATGGGAACTTTGCTAACTTCATGATGATGTTAGTAGCAGCGCCAGTGGTTATGGCATGGGTAGGACTATCTATCTTCTTAGTTACGATGGCATTTCGCCATCCAGAGATAGTAGTAGATATAGAATCATATAAGTCAGTACTTCTGATTATAGGTTCACCCGCATTAGTTATTATATATAAAGTATTAGAGTTATGGACTGCTCAACAGAACAGTCAAATAGAACAGACAAGAAAAGGAACATTCCGTAATGGGGATGACCACGAACATGAGGATGAGTTACTTAACAGACTCAAAAAAATAAAATGAACGACTTTGAAATAAAAGAATTGTACGACCAAGTACAAAAGATGCAGAAGGAATTAAATGCACTGAAAAAAGAGCTAGAGGAGAAATAATGCCAACAAAAGAATTATATAAAAAATATGAAGGAGACCAAACAAAAGATAAAGTAGTGGAATCTTCAGCTGGAGGACTCTTTAAGGGAGAACACTGGTCCGAAGAGTATTCAGAAACTTTTGATTGGCCACATCCTAGTCAAGCAGAAATCAATGATATGGCAGCAGCGTCTCATAAACCAATTACGAGTTATGATAAGATGCCCGACTATATTAAGGATAAACCCGGAGCAGAAGGATTTGCCCCATACCATGGCCAGATTACAGGACCAGCGCGTCCTACGAATGAAGTCTTGGAAGAGATAGGAGCAAGTCAAAAACCGGGAGACCGTAAATACGGTGAACAGGAAGATTAAATATGGTAAGTCAAAATAAGAAATATAACATTGATAAAACTCTTACCATGAGAAAAAGTGGTTCTGGAGAGAAAGTTTTTAGTCACGTAGGTGGTCACACCCACGCATTAGAACACCATGATATTTCTAAAGCAGAAGCATTGAAACAAATTAGAGATGTAACTGAATCTGAAATAGAATCTCGAGAACACCACGGCCATCACGTTGGTAGTAAACAACACAGTAAAACCAAATACAAGAACCATGGCTAGAAAGAAAACAACAGCAGCTAAGAAAAAACAAGTAGCAGCACGTAAGAGAAAAGGTGGCTCAAACGTAGGGAAGTACAAGAAGGGTATAGCATTTGCTGGACCTTCAGGAGGCGCGCCAGCCGGAAGCTTTCCTATTAATACAATGAAAAGAGCTAAGTCAGCTCTTAAGTTAGCCCATAACGCTCCACGTCCTGCGGGAATCAGAGCTGCTGTTTATAGGAAATATCCCTCTTTAAAACCTAAAAAGAAGGGGAAGAAGTAATCTTTATATAGTAGGGTTGCCTACTATGTATGGGCTCTCGCTAAAGGGCCACGGCTCCACAGGATACTTTACGCAAGTGCCATCGTGGGAGCCCCACAAAAAAAGGAAAAGTATGACAAACAATACAACAAACGAAACCAGTAACGAGACCGCTAGTGAAAACATGACCGGTAACGTAACTGAGAACGAAGTAAGCGAATCTGGAATGTTAGACGGACTGATGGATGCATTAAGTGATAGCCCTGAATTATTTATTCTATGTGCTGCACTTATGGCTTTGGTAGCATATACTGCACCTCCATCCTTTAAGGCTTTAGTTATGCCTTACCTCAAGAACTATGATACTCAAATCGTAGACTTGATGGATAAACACCTGACGGCAGCACAGGCCAAAGCTTACGAGAAGCTGGATGAAGCAGCTCAAAAGCATGTGAAAGATGCAGTGCTCAGAAATGTAATTATGTCTGTATACGACCAGAACGATGATAAATTCGTTGGTGTTGTAAAAACAGAAGTTAAAGAAGCTCTAGCTGGCGCTAAGAAGCTTTGAACGACCACGAGTACGAACAGCGGTTACGTCAGCGAGTAGGAGAAGGAGAATATGAACGTCATAAAGAACTTGTCCGCTTGCTGGCCCGCAACCTTTCACTAGAAGATATACTCTGGGAAGAAATTACTACTCATCTAAAGGATATCAATTTACGAACCGAACTCTTAAGACAACGTAATTCAATCGTTCGTGACATTCATACAGAGTTCAGAGCACTCAATATAGAAATACCTACACTAGTAGAGCAGCGAACCGAAGGATTTGCTTCTTTCTTGGAGGACTTAACAGATGACGAAAGCAATAAGAAACGAGACGAAGAAACTGAAAGCGACACTGACAGGTAAGAGTGCTCATGATTCACGAGAATTAGAGAATATATTCGAAAGTTGTAGACACAACGAAGACAAGATGCTTAAATTAGTTAGAGCATTTTGCGATACTTATTTAATTGATAATAAACAGCGCCCTTTAAAGTTAAGACCTCTTCAGGAAGCTATTATAGTAAAGTCTTTAACTCATCCTTCAAAAACACAACAACGTAAATTAGCTATATTAGCTCCACGAGGCAGCGGTAAATCATATGCTCTTGCAGTGGCAGTTACTATCTATATGTTTTTTAAAAGATTTAGAGACTTAATATTTGTATTGGCTCCATCAGAGGACCAAGCTGCATTAATCTTTGGATATGTATATAGAAATTTTAAGGATAATACATTTCTGGATAGCTTAGTAGATAATTATAAATTTCACAATAAGCCCCATATACGCATGAAGGGGGGCACAATGATGCGTAGAGCTCCATTAGCGCCTAGTAACCAAGGACAAGCTATACGTGGGCAACATCCTACCTTTTGCATTGTGGACGAAAGTCCCTTCATTGATGACAAATTGTTTGTAGATAACGTAGAACCAGCGATAGTTTCAAATAAGGCCCCGTTCATAAATCTAGGTACGCCAAAATCACGAGAGAACCATATGTATAGATATATGTATGATGAAGCATATGAAAATAGCTTTACTCGTTTACATTTTACATGGAGAGACGCAATAAAAAAAGGAAATGCATATTCACCACCTTATGAGGAATACGAAATGTTAGACAAGATGACGGAATGGGGGGAAGATTCTATCTACTGGAGGACAGAATACGAATGTGAGTTTGTAGAGAGTGTATCGAACATTTTTAGTCCAGAAAAATTAAGAGACTGTTTTGATGACTACGAACCATGGACCCGAGAAACTCTTCTCGAAGGAGGAGTATTACATCACAATGTTACTGTCGGTGTTGATGTTGGTAAATCTATTAACTCTACTGTTATTACCGGATGGGCAAGGGAGAAGTATATGGGACCGGATAGTAACGAAGATATTGCAAGGCTTATATACATTGAAGAAATCAACCCTCGAACTGGTGGACACGATATTCCATACCAGCGTAAGCGTATCATTACCGTCTGTAATCTGCTGCGTGCTGATAAGCTTATTGTTGATTGTACTGGTATTGGCGGTGCGATTGAACAAGACCTGAGGATGGAATGTATAAATAGTAGCCCTCAGATTAATTTTATGCCCTTTATTTTTACAGGAGGACCGCGGGGCTCGAAGACCCAGATATATAGAGATTACGTTTCTTATATTCAACAGGCGCGTGTAAAGGTGCCTGACCCCGAGACCCAAACTCCCCTTATAAAAAGATTAGTATTAAAATGGTATGCAGAACATAGAGATTTAGAATATACTATGGATATCTCTAATAAGACTGAAAAGATAGCAGCTCCTTCTAATAAACATGATGATTACTGTGATAGCTCCGTTATGGGTATACATGCTACGTTAAGCGTATTACCCGGTTCTGCTACCTTTACTTCGACTAACCGCAGTGGAGGTCGTCGAGTTAACTCTCAGCCTAAAGGATATGGACAATCGTCCATTTTAACCACGAGAGCGCGCAGACCAAGCATTAATAAAGGTTTTCCTCTATAGCACAAGCTTTAAATACTATTGCATGTTTATATAGTAGTTGATAGCCATGTCCATATTCGATAGAGTGCGAAGAAGATTCGCAACAGTCGGTAGCAATCCACCGTTTAAAGAAGACGAACCCATAAGCTTTGGTGAAGGAATCATCAAGAGAATCAAACTTCAAGGCTCTAGGTTTAATGCTATGGTGAAGGGTGAATACGAACCTCACATAGGTAACCAACGAACCTATATGAATGTTTATCTTCAAGACCCCATAGTGAGAACACTAATAGACCTTCCGTGTTTTTATGCAGTTAAAGACAGCTTTGATATAGTAACTGATGAAGACAGTGTAAGAGAATCAGTAGAAGAAATGTTTAGAGATATTAATATAGAACAGGTTCTATATGGTTGGGTTAGAAATGCTCGTATCTTTGGTACGGGATATTTGGAGTGGACCGGAGATAATTTAGTTCTTCGTTCTAGCCAAAACATGTTTGTTAAGAGAAACGAACATGGACAAATTATGTATTATTATCAGGATGTAGGAGAAGACAAGGAAAATGTTAGATTCGAAGCTGATGAAATAATAGAATTAAAAAATAATCCCTTTGATGATTATGCATATGGATTATCAGATATCCATCCCATCATATATCTTATAGATTTAAAAGACTATGCAGAAAGAGACATAGGAGCAGCATTAAACAAGTATGCTGTATCTAGATTTGATATATCATGTGGATTACCTGATATGCCCTACGGACCTGATAAGATTAATGAAGTAGTAGATGCTTTCAATAATTTAGCTCCGGGGGAAGATATTATACATGGTAATGATATCCAGATTAAAGAATTGGGAGGTACCCAACGAGCCTTTGAATACGGTAAATACACAGATGATATATTAGATAAGATTCATATGGCTTTAAAGGTTCCCAAAACAATGTGGAGCGACCCCGAAAAGGCGCGTCCTATATTTGAACCATATGTTCATTATTTACAGTCTGCAATAGAAGGTGCATTAAATGCACAATTAATGCCTCAGTTAGAGGACGGAGAAGCTAAGTTTAAATTCCGTCAAGTTAATACTGAGGATGCATTTACTAAAGCTAAGACAGACATGATATATTTATCTGAAGGTGTTTTATCGCCCGGCGAAGTTAGAGAAGAACGAGGTCTTGACCCTGAAGGAGTTGTGGAATTGGACATGGAAACTTCTGAAGATGTAAAGGCATCTCCTCTCGAAAGTGGTCCGAGCAGTAAGAACGCTAATGTATCTGGTGGAAAAGATACAGATAAAAAAGAAGAAAGTGCAAGAGCGCAAAACAGGGGCAATAAGCCCTCCGCAAATGCAACGGGAGATAGAAAATGACTTACGACAAGTGCAAAATGACCGTTAGTAAATCACTAAAAAAGCGTGGTTTTGATAATCACAATGAGCTTGCAGCTGACATGTGTAACATGTGGGCTGTGGAGAATGGTGTAGAGCGGGAATTTGCAACAGGAAACAAATCAACTGAACCAGTACGTAGAACATTTGGTATCTCATTGGAAGAAAATTCCAAACTTACGTTTAATAGTGATGAAGGTGTTGAATCTGTTACATTCCCCGTAATTGCTATTACTTCAGGTCTTCATACATATGAAGAAGATGAAAAAGAACAAAAGGTTTATATAGAGCCTACCATACTAAAAAGTAATATAGAGAGTTTTAAAGAACTTCCTATATATATCAACCATCAGCGAACAGCCGAGGACTTAATCGGCATGGCTACTGACCCTCAGTTGATTAAGATGGATAATGGTAAAAGTGCAGTGCAAATGTTGGCTACTGTCAGTAACAAGACAGGACACGGCCAAGAAGTGATGAACAAAGTCAAAGACGGAGACATGACACATGTCAGTATTGATTGGTTTTCCAATGATGTTGATGTGATGGGTGACACCTATGCTACTCAGTTACGTCCCACGGAAGTTAGTTTCATTGACAATGAAAAAATGGACCCCGTCTGTAAGGAATGTACAATAGGAGAGAAATGTGATTTACATACTTCCCATGACGACCACGACTGCGGTTGTGGTAGTGAGGGAGCGTGTGAGTGTAAAGACGGGACAGAGGTCGAAACTATGACAGAAACAAAAGTAGAAACCAATGTGAAGTCCGATGCAGAGAATATTGTCGAACGCGAGTTCGCTTCTCTACGTACTCAGCTTGAAGAGTTAACTACTTCTAAAACGGAAGTCGAATCTCAGTACGCTGATGCTTTAAAACAAATTGAAGCATTTAAGCTTGCTGAAGAAGAGAGAGCCGAAAAGGAAGCAGTAGCAAGAAAGCTGGAGACTATTGAAACGATTATATCCAAAGAGGTTTTATTCGGTACAACCGAAGAAGACAAGAAGGATATGCGTGTCGAGGAATTATCTGCGTGGGATGAACCAAGGCTGACTGGATTCAGCGACGCTTTATCAGCGATGCCTGTACCAGAGGAAACAGAAAGACAATTCGGAAAGGGTAAATCCAACGAAGGTGAAGCTGTTCCTCAGGAAACAGAGCGAAAATTCGCGGTAGAGATGAAAGAAAACGGGCTTATTAAGCTCAACAAAGAATTACTAAGAGGTAATTAAATATGGCAACAGAAATATTAGTAAACGATGGCGGTGCCCCAGCAAGAATTTTACCATTCACGGCTGGAAGTACTATTACCGCAGGTAACTGCGTTCAGATGGGTGGTGACGGACAAGTGGATAACCACGCCGGCACGGACGGCAAACCTTTGGGTTTGTCTCTGACTACAGTTACAAGCGGAGCAATAGCTAGCATCATCACAGGTCACGGTGTTGTATTGAATGCAAATTGCACTGGTACTATTGGACTCGGAGACGGTGTCGCAACAGTAGCAGCTGGCAATGTGGGACCAAGTTCCGCAGCAGCAAATTCAATAGGATATTATATAGACCCAAGTGGTGCTCACAGTGGCGCGCTAACTGCACAACAAATTCTGTATCTAGGACTATAAGGAGACATGAAACATGGTAGCACTTAATTCAAACTTAGCATCCGGTCTATTAACTTCCCTGAACACAGGGGCAGTTGACGGTGGTGTGGGTGAGAGAGTACTTATTGACTATAAAGATGCAATTCAGGCTTACAAAGTTGTAGACCTTCCTGCATTGTCAATGTTCTGTCAACCTATGACCACAGATACTGGAGGTGATATTGATATCACTTTCGCAAAGCCCTCAATGGGCATGGAAGAAATCAACGAGGGAAACACTCCCAAGTACCAACACACTAATCTACGCTCAGAGCGTGTATCGGTGGATGAATGGGGACTTGCGGTAGGTGTAACTCGTCGTATGATAGAAGACTCAAGATTTAACGAAGTAGAGATGGCTTTGAATGAAGCTCGTCGAGCCGTTGACAGACACGTCACAAAGCACGTAGTTTATGCACTATTCGGTGTAGGAGACACAACTTTGAAGACAGGTCTAAGCGGTGGGGCTAGCTCCATTCTTGTATCAACTACAGAGGCTGTTATTACAACCTTTGCCGACTGCCCTAACGGCGGATTTATCGGAACTGGTGGAACAGTTAACTCTGGACGTATCTACTCCTATGGTAACACGTCAGATGCAATTCTGACAACCCCACACTACACTGTAGACACGGGAGCCGCAGGAAACGTTATTTTGAGTTTGATAACTGACGCAATGGAATTGATTGGTGGTGGAGGCATGAACGCTAACGCCCTTTTAATTTCACCCGGTCATTACAAAACCATTCTTAACATGGCAGATTTTACATCTACTGTAGCACAACAGGACAGATATGTCTTGGATACTCCAATAGAGAAGACTTCCATTACTGGACTTATTGGTAGCATTTATGGATTGAAAGTTTATGTCAATGCATGGTGCCCACCTGATAGGTATCTAGTATGGGACGAAACAGTAAAACCTATAGCTTATGTTGAGAGACGACCATTGACTGTAGAAGAGGCAAATCCCGGATTCGGAATTGTCGGTTCTTACATGTCGATGAGATACGGCTTGAAGATTACACAACCTTCAGCTGGTGTCGTTATGTATAATACTGGTTAAATTTAACTCAGTTATTGTAGTATAACAAGGGCTTCGGAGGAGAGCCCTAATCTCCTCCACTATACATCTTACCTAGATTGAAAAAGGTTCCCTATGGCAAAAAATGAATTAGTTAATCAGAATCCCGCGCAGGGTACAACCAAAGCATGGGTTTTATCTCGAAGCGCTCAAGGTAGACAGGGAAATCAAGGAACAGATGGTTCCTCTGGGGCAGCAACTCAGGGTAATCAAGGTCGACAGGGAAGAACTGGTTCTCAAGGAATTAAAGGATTACAAGGAAACCAAGGTAAACAAGGAACCGATGGTTCTCAAGGAACCACAGGTACTACAGGAAATCAAGGAAACCAAGGTAAACAAGGAACAACTGGCCCCTTTGGACAGCAAGGTTCTCAAGGAACTACTGGTACTCAAGGTAATCAAGGTAGTCAAGGAACTCAGGGAATTTCAGGTGATACCGGTGGAGGAGGTGCACAAGGTTCACAGGGAAGACAGGGAACTACAGGTAGTCAAGGAACTACAGGTTCTCAAGGAACTACAGGTACTCAAGGCAATCAAGGTCGACAGGGAACTCAAGGACAACAAGGAACCACAGGTACACAAGGAACAACTGGTACACAAGGTTCTCAAGGTAGTCAAGGTATCCAAGGAGGACAAGGAACTCAAGGACAACAAGGACTTTTCGGAGGTAATAGTCTTGAATTTAATTATAATATTGCTGATGCTTCGAGTGGCGTGCCCGGACAAACTTATGCATCATTAGATTTACCTGTGCCCGGTGGGGGCGCTATTCAGAATTGGAGCGCAGCTACAGAACTGGCTCTATCAGACTATGATATAAATACCACGGATGTTACAGATTGGAACGCTGCTCTAGATGACAATAGCACTAATAACCCTCGTGGACATATAAGAATTTTTAACACTGATGACTCTACTAAATGGGTCCAGTATGATATTAATGGAGCTTCTACTACTTCTGGAAGTTCTACTACTGCATGTCATTATATCTCTATAACTCATGTTGCTGATGCTGATTTGGGCTTTGTTGATGATGCAAAAATAGTTGTAACATATGTAGAAGTAGGGGGTATTGGAGCTCAGGGAACTCAAGGAATTCGTGGATTCACAGGAAGCCAAGGAATTCAAGGTAGTCAAGGAATTCAAGGTGATGTAGGTCCTATAGGAGACCCCGGTTCACCCGGAGCTCAAGGTATTCAAGGTAATCAAGGAAGACAAGGAACTACAGGAGACCAAGGAACCACAGGCACTCAGGGAACTACAGGAACTACAGGTAATCAGGGAACCACAGGTACGACAGGTGACCAAGGAACTCAGGGCCGACAGGGAATTACAGGAGATACGGGAGCCCAAGGAACTACAGGAACTACAGGTGACCAAGGAACTCAAGGAAAACAAGGAACCACAGGTACGACAGGTGACCAAGGAACACAGGGTCGACAGGGAATTACAGGAGATACGGGAGCCCAAGGAACTACAGGAACTACAGGTGACCAAGGAACTCAAGGAAAACAAGGAACCACAGGTACGACAGGTGACCAAGGAACTCAGGGCCGACAGGGAATTACAGGAGATACGGGAGCCCAAGGCAGCCAAGGAACTCAGGGAAGCCAAGGAACGCAGGGAATTACAGGTGAACAGGGAACCCAAGGCAGTCAAGGGACTACAGGTGACCAAGGAACTCAGGGCCGACAGGGAACCACCGGAACTACAGGATATACAGGAGGAACACCTTATGAATTTGACACTGCCATTACAGACTCCGACCCCGGTGCCGGAGAATTTAAGTTTAATCACGCTACATTTGCTAGTGTAACACAATTATATATAGATGATGAAGATGCGGATGGTACTGACCAACAGGCGTGGTATGATACGTGGGATGATTCATCTAGTACTGTTAAAGGTACTATTACTATTAAATCAGCAGAAGGAAGTGATTCTTCCTATGCTTCAATGCAAGTAACTGCTGTTACTGCCGCGACAGGCTATTACAAAATTACCGTAACCCCAGTCGTGGGTTCAGCCAATCCTCCCTTTTCTGCCGCAGAAAGGTGTGTTTTAATTTTCAGTAGGACAGGTGACCAAGGAACTCAGGGCAAGCAAGGAACTCAGGGAAGCCAAGGAACTCAAGGACAACAAGGAACTCAGGGAATCAAAGGAGATACTGGCGACCAAGGAACACAGGGTCGACAGGGAATTACAGGAGATACGGGAGCCCAAGGAACTACAGGAACTACAGGTGACCAAGGAACTCAAGGAAAACAAGGAACCACAGGTACGACAGGAGACCAAGGAACACAGGGTCGACAGGGAATTACAGGAGATACGGGAGCCCAAGGAACTACCGGTACGACAGGAGACCAAGGAACACAAGGTCGTCAGGGAATCAAAGGAGATACTGGTGACCAAGGAACTACAGGAACTACAGGTGACCAAGGAACTCAGGGTTCTCAAGGAAGACAGGGAAGCCAAGGAACGCAGGGAATTACAGGAGATACGGGAGCCCAAGGAACCCAAGGCAGACAAGGAACTACTGGAGAACAAGGAACTCAAGGCAGACAAGGAACTCAAGGCAGTCAGGGAACTACGGGAGACCGTGGAGGAACCCCATATGAATTTAGTACAACCACTGCTGAAGCAGACCCCGGTTCTGGAGTATTTAGATTAAATCACGCTACTTTCAGTAGTGTTGATGAAATGTATATAGATGATAACGATGATGATGGTAATGACCAACAAGCATGGTATCGAACATGGGATGATAGTTCATCAACGGTATTAGGAACAATTATAATTCAATCAGCTGATGGTAGTGACACATCATATGCTTCTTTACAAGTGACAGCAGTGTCAGAAGAAACAGGCTATTTCAAATTAACTGTAGCGCCAGTTGTGGGTTCGGCTAATCCACCATTCAGTAATGGTGAAAAGACTACTTTAGAATTCAATAGAACTGGAGATAAGGGTGCACAAGGAACACAAGGTAGACAAGGAACTCAAGGTAATCAAGGTCGACAGGGAACTCAAGGTCGTCAGGGAATCAAAGGAGATACTGGTGACCAAGGAACACAGGGTCGACAGGGAATTACAGGAGATACGGGAGCCCAAGGAACTACAGGAACTACAGGTGACCAAGGAACTCAAGGAAAACAA